AATGCTGTTACTGATGCCGGACATGGAGTCATTACGTCGCCAGATGTAGTTGCTCATGGAGCCGAACACATCCATCAGGCTTTTGCCCATTGCGCCGCCATAAGAGGCTGCGAGCCGCTTGAGATTCTTCAGTTCGTTGATGACGGCCTGCCCCGGCCCGTTGACTTCAAGGTTGAGCGTAGAGTTTTTGTATGCGCCGGCGAGGTGAGCAATCACCCATGCAAACTGGTAAGTATTCAGTTCACTGGTAGCAAACTCTGCGACTTGTTCAAGCCCGTCTGCATAGCAGCGGAATACTTGGATACAGAAGCGGTCAGCCCAGTCCGATGAACCGTAGGCTGGATCGGCCCCGATGACGTAGTAGGCCGTGTCAATGGGTTCTTCCCAGATGCTGAGTGTGGCAAGACGCTCCGTAGATCTGACTACGTTCATGTCCTGAAAGTTGGCTCCCATGACATAGCGGTAGCTATCGTAATCGAGCTTCTTGGCATCCTTTACGGCATCCGTACAGCGCGACATGCTGAAGAAGCTGGTGCCGGTCATCACAAAGGCATAGTCCTCAGTGGGCGGGAACTCCTGCATCATCAGTGCTTCGTCTTTGATTCCTTCGTACATTTTCCATCGCCACCACGCCATCTGACGGGAATTGATTTCGATGTTGTAGAGCTTGCGAATATCCTTAGTCCATTCCTTTTCCTCTGGAGTCAGTTTGCCGTCCCAATAGGTCTTGTAAACGCTGCTCTCAGGGTCTGCTGAATAGAACTGATTGCGCCACCAGCCGCAGAAGATAGCCCGCTGTGTACGAGCTTTCTTAGCGGTCATGTACATATCGTGAAACATATTGAAACCCTGAGCCGTACTCTCGAACATATAGAGTCTGTTCGGGTTGGTCTCCGCAAGGGAAGCAATCAGGGATGCCAGTCCCTCCTCGTTGCCCCATGAGGCGGTCTCGGTGCCATGCAGGTATGTAATAGCTTTGCCCTGACCGAGACGGCTCTTGTTACCTGCAATCTGGTAGAAGATGCGGCTACGGTTCTTGAGTACGAGCTGATTGCGGTTATGGGCCATCAGTGGAATCTTGTATTCCTTCGGTAGCCCGTCCATGTACATCGCAAGGGTCGAGCGAAACATATCACGGTTTTCTTCCGTGTCGGAGACAAGCGTACCTTGCCAGCCGGGGTTAACGAATTGCCAGTACAGATCCAGCGCGAGGCTGATAGTGGTAATCCCTAACTGTCTGCCCTTGAGGATAACGAAGAAATGAATATCCTCGTCCAGACCTTTCGTGATTTCGTCCATCACGTAGGTCTGAGTGCCGAGGAGCGTATCCATCTTCTTCAGGCCGTGTTCTTTAGTCTCAACCTTGAGCTGTGCGCAAAACTTATAGAACTGTTGCAGGTTGAATTTCATTCAATGTCTCGGATCGACCAGCTTCCAGCCCATGATAATCTCAAGTGCCTGTTTGTTACGAAGTACACCGACAAGCTCAGTCACCAGTTCAGGTTCAAGTTCCTGCTTCCAACGAGCATAGAGCTTGACCTTCTTAGCTCTGGACTTGCCGCAGGACAGAGCTTCTCTCAAGTATCCCTGAAGCCTCTGTCGTGATTCATAGAGAGCAATAGCGAAGGCCATCTCATGCTCCCATTCTTCAACCGATAACCATTTGATACGTGATTCAATCATCTTCTTCGTATCTACGGTTACGTCCTGCATGGCGCTACTTCAAGCGTTTGACGATCAACTGATAGCCACAGGAAGTCACCGCTACACGGCCATAGAACAGTTCTACAAACGCATCAATGGCAGGCTTAGGTCTCTGGTAATAAGCCCAGTTCATGTTCCACAGGTAGTCATCGAATATCATCGAACCCCCGACCTTGAGCAAATGATAGCCCATACAGGCATCTGTCATCACATCAGCCGCTTCATGACTGCCGTCAATGTAAATCAGGTCAAATTCATTCTTCGTAAACAAAAGGTCAGACATGGCTAACAGGGATGGGTCATCCCACAAATTAACTATCTGGCTTGGCTTCTTGGCCTTGTCAGTGTTGTTTGACCATCGGTTTCTAACCTCACTGAAATCCATTCCGTCATGCTCCATGCTGCCAGCAAAGGTATCCACGCTAACCAGCACACCATCATCCGCTAACACGTTCTGGAGAAACCAGCACGACGAACGACCCTCGAAACACCCGATCTCAAGAATCGAATTAACCTCAACATCCTTCAGATAGGCTTGCAGGCCAGGAATGTTGTGACTGAACCAGTCCTGTGTGAAATTCATATCAACCCCGCTTGTTAGTTAACTTCGCTCTCAACTCTTTGACCTCATTGTCTAAGACCATCTCCCTGCGCATCACTCGAGCCATTACATCAACTATTTGATCTAATGTTAATGGCAATAACCGACCCCTGAGCAACTCTCTTGCTCTCTCGTCTACACACTCGGTTATTAAGCCTCTCTCCATACTCGTATCGAATTACCAACGTCTTTACAAATAAATTTACGCCCTAACTTGCGACCATGCCGCCAACAAGCGTTATATACCGCCTGTCTCTTAACTCCCCCGCCTACTGCGAAACTATCACCAATCTCCATCACGTCATACGGGTACACACTCACACTATTTGACTTACTTGGCATCGGTACATCTTTGTCAATCGTGATATTCATGGCAACTCCCGTGGAACTAATACACATACTCTCACTACTCACAGAATATTGCAAGCGTACTTTCTGAATTTTTCTGGGGAAGGTTGCTGTTGGGGGTCACGCTCCATCCGAGTACGAACCCCATCCAATCGGTCATAATCGCTCTTGGTGCGTGCATGGCTACCATGGCAAGGGTCGGGCATGTATCGTCGATCCTAGCGCATCCTGCTGCGTCTAGCGTGCATCCGTGTATCGAACTGGCACCTGTCCCATATCGTATTCACGTTAATACGTTAACAATCCCGTGAGTAATATATTAATTAATAACTCTCACGTTAATGCTTTGTAACTAATACGTTACTAATCACTAACTAATCACGGGTATTAAATATTACTAATCACGGGGGAGAGAATAGATGCAAATAAGAATCATTCTCATTCCAGCATCAATAGGTCTTACGTGTTAAGAATCTTCCGTGAGTAACTATCTTTCAAAATATCGTGATCTGAATAGATCATGATATTTAATACGTCGTAAGACTCAAATGAATTAAGACTAACTCTTAAATAATATCTATCTAAATGTTTCACGTTCTTAAATGTATTAAAGACGGATTACTTACGTAAGTTATAAGTCTGAATATATCGTATGTACGTATATATATAAGGAGAGCTTTTTTTCTTGCTTGTGGATAACCTGTGGATAACTTGTGTGTAAGTATTGTTGTAGCGTCTTAACAATTCTTTACGAAAGAGTGCTTGAGTAGTTGCGATTGTTGGCCGATAGTTAGTGGCACCTAACTACTGAGGTCTACGCCATGCAAGCCATTATTACCAAATACATTCCAGCTACCAACACCAAAGGCTCACGAATCAAAGCTACTGCGGATGCTGGCTCAGTCACAATCCCGTACTCATACGAAATAAACGAGGCTGGCGCACACCGTCTAGCAGCGGAAGCATTGGCCGACAAGCTAGGCTGGACGACTGACAGCTATGGCGCACTGATCGGCGGCGGCCTGCCGAATAACTCCGGCTATGTGTTCGTGTTCAACAATTCAGCCGCATACTGAGGCAGTCATGATTCCGCACGACTTTAAACCGCGCACAATCGACGCAAGACAGAGCCCGCTAGTCGGGTTCGCCGTCGGTATGTGGAAGGGCGCTACCGTCGTTTTATTCATTCTGTCTGTGTATTTCCTTCTTGTTTTCTGTTTCTCGTACTACTGAGGTGCAACCGTGAAAGCTCAATTCATGCCTAAACTGATTCAAGGTGCCGGATGGACGGTGATCCAGACAACCGGCAACCGTGCAGCTCGCAGAGCCTGCACAGCAACCGAATCACAACCGCTGACAGCCTGCAATCTGACACTTGCACAGGCTCAGGCAACCGCTGATGCAATGCGTAGGGACGCGCGTTAACTGACTCCACCAACCTGTGCCGGGACTAACACCGGCACTTTTTTACCTAATGTGAGGTATCTATGTCCTTTGAATTGTTTCCTCGGAGTCCGTCAAGCGGCTTCCGTTATTTCAAAAATTACCAGCTCGCGGCTGATTTCGTGCAAGAACTGCACAAGCGTTATCCGTCGCAAGGGTACGGTACTCACGCGACCATCGTAGAGCGCGACGACGAAAGACCTGTAGAAGTGAATTACTTCATCGGGAGCTGTGACTAATGCGCCCCCTTGATTACATGGTCGGCACTACGGCAACCGTTCACACGCTATTTGACGGGCATTACTTTGTGCAGTTTAGCGTTAACAGACCACAATTTGAGGTGATCGAATGAACATCCAACTAACAGAAGCAGAGGCACGCACGCTCACGCTCGCACTCGCTCAATACACCATTGAACGCGTGCGGGAATTGCGTACCACTACGGACATTGCAGCCAGCTCGCGCATTTCGACAGAGATTGTAGAATGTGGCGGCATACTCAACAAACTACCACGCGTGAGGGCACCAGAATGACCACATTCAAACAACGGGACACTGCAAAACTGCGGCACCAACAGGCGGTATTGTACGCTGCTCGCGTACGCGCTCGCGCATGGATGCGAGATAACGGGGTGAGGCTGCTGTGTACCGACCGGGTACGCTGGAAACCACAGCCGCAGTTGTGGTTACTTGATTCTAACGCTAATCCATTTTGAGGTATTTATGAACGCTAATGAAATACGCGACCTACTGGACGCGCACACGCTCGCCAATACTGAACGATTCAAGATGACGGATGTTATCGAAACATATCGCGCTGCCTACTATCGCGACTGGCTCGCGGCATTTATGGAACAGGGCGGTGGCATGGCTGAGGGTT